TATTGTATGATGGCATAACTGCATGCAAGTATGGCATTCCATCTTCTGTCAAGTAGTCTGGGTGTCCTGATGGGAAGACTAAAAGATCTCCTGCTTCTGGCTTGTATTTTACAAGCTTATCGCCCATTACAAAGTCTACTTCTCCACCTTCATAGTTATCATTAAAATATATTGTACATGTTACAACAAACTTATATCCTGGAGCATAGCCTTGTTCTCTTATATAGTCTGAATGATATCTCATTCCAATTTTTTCATCTTGGCTGCTTACATGATACTTACCTATTGTTCCTCCTGTCCATCTCCAGGTAGGTACGGTGTTACCAAACTCATCTACAGATGTTTCATTTAAATCTATATTAATATTATGTCTTTTGATATAATCTTCTGTAACTAAATGAAACTTTTCCATCATCTCTACAGCAAAGTTTTTTTGATTTTCTTGAGTCTCTGTTGTTGTTTCTATATCCTTTATATTTCCAAATTTATCTGACATAGAAAAATTAGGAATTATTGGATTTAAATAATCTCCAAAAATAGACCACTGTGTCCAAGGACTAAAAAGCCTATCCTCTGACTCTACTAAAGAGTCTGTTAAAACCTTGTAAGACTTTGAAATATCCTTAAACATGTTTTTGTAAACAAGAATGTTTGGATATATTTCTATTGCTTCAAGGTTTGATGTTGTCATTTATGGCTTCCTGTCTCCAGTATGTTCTGTAATTTCCCAGAAGAATGGGCAGGTGTATCTAATACCACTTTTAATTTCTGTTACTCCATGAATATAGTTTTTATCACCTGGAAAAAAATATGCAGCACCTTTTTTAGGCTTAAATTTAATTCCTTGCAATGGAAAGTAAAGTTCTCCACCTTCGTAGTCTTCGTTTAAATAAAATAGACTTGAAAGATCGTAGTTTGGAAAATCATTTGGAAGTCCTGCATCTGGCCCTTCATGAAGTTCTTTGTCTGCATGTGGATTTTGCAACTGTCCTGGTAGCCATCTAACAATTGTAGGTCCTGTAGGCATAACTTCTACCTTGTAAAACTCTTCAACAATCGGCTTTAATCTTTCAAATAGTCCTGAAACAATTGGAGCTATTTTTGGATTGTTTTTGTTTAAACTTTGACTTGTTGCTACTCTGTCTTTCCAGTAATCTGAATCATATACCACTGTACCATTTTCATTAACATGGCTTTGTGTTACGTCCCAGATTGTTAAAGACTTTGCAGCTTTTTCTAAAAACTCTATTTCTTCTTCGGTCATAAAATTTTCTAATTCAACAATCATTTCTTTTCCATTACCAAACCAGCCAGAAGGGGTCTTTGATGGTTTTCTTATTACAACAGAAGCTTCTATATTATCCATAATTAGATTATACCATTTCCTTTGCTAGACGTGCTATCAATAACAGAAAGCCTTAAAGCTTTTACTTCATGTTTGCCCAAAGACTCTCCTTTTTCGTTTACTGCATCTCTATACCAATCTGTCCATGCCCCAGAAGAGTTTACCTCCTGTGCTGCGTTGCCATAAGAAATATTAGCCTCTAGTCTTTTTCTATTTTGATCTTTATAATCATATATTTCAATAGAAGAGTTATTAAGTAATGATAGAGAAATTGGCACTATGGTTGCTAATGGAGTTTTAGATTTAATTATTACTTGCTCTCCTGCTTTTTTTGCTTTTATTGCAAGTGGCAATGGATTATCGTAAAATGACGTGCTGATTAAATTAGACATGGTTTCAAAATCATTGTTAAAATAGTTTACTGGATTAATAGTAAATATACTTATATCGTCAGAGGTTTTGAATATTAATCCAGTATTAAGACTTATGGATGATTGACCTCTTCCGCCATATGAACCTTTTGGTGCTTTAATTATTTTAATATGGTCTTGGGTTTGATCATTTATTCCATCCCAAATAAACTCAATATCTTCTAAACAAGAAAGGCTCCAGCCAATTACATTTGATTGTGTTACTGGAAAACATCTATAGGCATGACCCTCTGATGTTGCATCCATCCAGTCTCTTTTTATTGACATTGGGGAAATTGTAAAGGAAGAACCATTTATTTTTTCAACAGATATATTTAACATTAGTCGTTGTCAGCAACATACATTTCTGGAGTATGAAACTTTTTGTTATAGTCTAACATTGTAACAATAGAATATTTGATTCCAGAGTTTACTGGCATTGCTTGATGTGGATACATAAAGTTTGATGGAAATATGTAAAGATCTCCAGCTTGAGGTTTAATCTTTAGATCTTGTAATCTAAAATATAGCTCTCCGCCTTCATAGTCATCATTTGGATATGCTACTAATGATACTGTACAGTTATATGAAAATCCATGGTCATGGTGTTCTTGGAAGTGCTGACCTGGGCCATACTTAATAAAGTTCATAGCTTCCCAATACTTTAAATCCATGATGTTGTAGTCTCTTCTGTAGTCTTCTACGGCTGGGAAACATGCATCGTATACGTCTTGCCACAAAGACTGAAGCTCTAAGCCTGAATGACTCTTGTCATTCTCTATATCTGTCTTTTTAAACTTAAAGTCATTACAATCTCTATATTCTGGCATTAACTGTTGGTACCCAACATATGCTGGTAGCCAACTATATCCAGTTTTATCTCCCTCTGGCTTTAGGTTAGATTCAAGTCTACTGATCACATTGATATCTTTTTTAATTACATCCCTATATACAGTTATACCGTTTCCAAGGTTTTCTTTCTTTGTCCAAGTTGTCATAAATCCCCCTATTTATATTCTCTTCTAGACCAGACTTTGTTTTTATAAACTCCGCCGTCAGGTTGGCGATAAAAATTTGCGTTCTTTACCATTTTATCATAAATTTCTTGTTCCTGTTGAAACTTAATCTCATGGGACCAGTCTTCTCTTTTAAAAGGAAGAATCTGTACGTATGGAGTTCCTGCTGGAATTATACCTTCCCATCCTTCTGCAATAAAAAATGGAAAAGTTCCAAGAAGATGCACCTTGTCGTTATCAACTATCCCTGTTGTATTAATAAAAGGAAGATCAAACCTATTCATGGGTGTCATAAATAATCCACTATATCCTTCTGGTAACTCTATGGCCCAATCTGGATACCAAGCAAAATGATCTTTATAGAAACCTTTTGGATGTTCAAACTGTGGCATAGATGAACGCTTTCCACAAAAATCTTGATACCTTTGATCTGATATCTTAACATCAAGAGAACCATATGAATTTTTTACAAACTCAATATCACAAGGTGTTTTTAAAACATAGCCTGTTGAGAATCCATCCATAATGGCTGGACAAGCCTTCCAAGTTGGAATCTTTCCATAATCATCAGTTGTTCCTTCTTTAGCAACTGGACAAACCATTTTATTTGCTTGATAGTATTCTCCATTTGGCATTTTTGCAAACCTATCTGCATCCTTATACCATTGAGGAATTTCTTTTTGTGTTGGTGCAGGAACTGATGAGCTATCTTTATTTAGCCATGATCTAAACGACCTAAAAATAGCTACATTATTTTTTATACTCATTACTTATGACCAATTTCATTAATGTCTGTCATAATTACAACACAATATTTTGTTCCCGATACCATTGGCAGGGAGGCATGCTCGTAGATGTAATTTGACGGGAAGACTGCAATGTCCCCTACTTTTGGCTTATAGACTAAGTTATCAAGTCTTGGGAACTTTATATCCCCACCTTCATAATCATCGTTAATATAAATAACAGCGGATACTGTGCAGTTATAAGCGGGACCATGATCAGCATGTATGTTAAAGTGAGTACCAGCCCCTTCATACTTGACAAAGTTAAAAGCTTCATAATACACAACGTTAATGCCCCAGTATCTAGCATAGTCATCTATGCAGTACTTAAGCTTTTCATATATTTCTTGATGCAAATCAATTAGTTCAGCATTATGTTCATTTCTTGGTCCTAGATTTTCTTGCTTATACTTAAAATCTACGCAGTCTCTTGCTTTTTTAATTGGAACACTAGAGTTTGTAACTTGAGCCTCTGACCACTTATATTTATTACCTGTTGATAGGTTGGACTCAAGGGTGTTGATGTATCTTGTGGCATCCTCGTTAGAAAAAGTATTTTGGTAAACGTGTAAACCCAAACCTAAATTTTTTACTGTTACTTTATCATCTAGAGCTCTTTCAGGGACTCTATTTGATGCAGTTTCTGATCTATCTTTTGTAAACCAGGAATTTTCATTTTCATTATGCATTTTTTTCTTTACCCCATTTTCCTATAGGACATTCAGCTTCTGGTAATGTTGTTTTTGCAACCATAAAGCAACCACATTTTTTACATTGTTTAGTTAATTTTATTAACTCTGGGCATTCAAGACATATCTTAAGTCTATCATCAGAAACTTTTTTAGGCACAATCAGTATTTTTGGGTTAATAAGATCCCAAGGTCTTGTAACACCAAGGTTTTTCTTATATTGTTCCCAAGCAGACTTCCCACCCATTAGCCTTTAGTTTTCTACAAATTCAGTGCCGTTCCAAGTCCAAGCAATAGTCACATCAAGGTCATCTGGAATTTCCACAAATTTTGGGTCAGAGGAAAAGCCTGCGAGAAGGCGCTCTCCTGAACCTGGATACTCTGAATCTATAGTAGTTATTGTAAATATATCAGTACCTACAATACCAGCAAATCTTTTAATTGTCATTATTTTCTCCTATTCTTTAATTAAGTAAAGCATACCATATCTTTTAGCTGTAGCAGTTCGTGCCATCCCAGTAATTTCCAGCATTTTGACAGTTTTGACAAGCCGAGTTACAGCCACCACCTGGTGCGAAGTATGGTGGGAAGAACGGTGGGAAGAACGGGAAGAATGGTGGGAAGAACGGTGGGAAGAATGGGAAGAACGGGAAGAATGGTGGGAAGAATGGTGGGAAGAATGGGAAGAACGGTGGGAAGAACGGACCAAACGTTGACACTACAGAATTACTTGCAGCAGATGCTGCAGAGTTACCATTTGCATTTGTTGCTCTAACTGTATAAGTATAAGTTCCAGCAGAAATTTCTGTAAACGGAATTGGAGAAGAAGCTCCTGAAGCAGTACGTCCAGAAGAAGATGTCGCAGTAAATCCAGTAACTGAAGAACCACCAGTTGCGTTAGCTGTAAAAGGTACTGACACAACACCACTTGCGCCACCAGTAGCGGTACCAATTGTAGGAGCCTGTGGAACAGAAGAAGGTGTAACAGAAGAACTAGCAGAAGATGCAGTAGATGTTCCATTTGCATTTGTGGCGGTAACGGTATAAGTACGAGCAGTTCCTACAGTGTCAGCTCTTAAAATAGGAGAAGATGCACCAGAAGCAGTATTTCCTGATGAAGATGTAACTGTATAACTAGTAATAGTAGAACCACCAGTTGCGTTAGTGGTAAATGGAACAGATACAGAAGCAGATCCACTATAAGCCTGACCAGTAGCAACTGTTGGAGTTCCAATAGTTGGAGCCTGTGGAACAGTAGTTGCAGTAATGCTATTGGATGCTGCAGAAGCAGGACTTGTGCCAACTGCATTAGTAGCAGTTACTGTAAATGTATATGCTGTACCAGAAGCAAGACCTGTTACAGTTAATGGAGATGAAGCACCAGATGCTGTAAATCCACCAGTGCTAGATGTTACAGTATAAGAAGTGATTGGTAGTTTTCCATCAAATGTGGGTGCAGTAAATGTAATTGTTGCAGAACCATTATTATAGGCACGACCAGTTCCAACATTTGTTGCTGTTCCTATTGTAGGTGCAAGTGGCGCTGACTTTGTTGAAGAATCAATGGAATTAGGTTTCTGGGCGCTCATGTTCATAAGTATACCACAAAATAACACATTTTAAACATACAGACAATTATATTAATTTTACATTTTTATTTTAAAGAATATTTATATACATAGACTTAACGATCATTGAAGACTCATTATCAGTAAGGATCTGTGAGTATGCACCTAGGTTTTTCATTTTTTCATTTTCTACAAAAAATGTATGTTCTAGGGATAGGTCGTATTCAAACTGATATTTTAAGTTGCCAACCAAAGTCGTAGGCCCATATGAAAGGTCTGGGGTAACTGTCCTAAACCAAACCTCTGTATTATTGTTAAATGTGCTTAAAGTAATATCATAACGAATTGTTATAATAGATCCTGCCTTTAAACCCTTTAGGTTGATTCTTTGTGTCACTGAATTCCAAAGTGAAACTGAGCCTTTTGGAAGAAATCTTAAAATATTATTATCTGCATCATCATCCATCAAAATATTTACCCAACCATCATGACCTCTATCAGGGCCTAAAAATAATGGTTTTTTATTTTTGTTTTGATAATATGCCCATCCTGGATATTGACCTGATGGACTTTCGTAACCCTCTCCACCGCCCTTACCAGGATCACCTTTAGGGCCTTGTGGTCCTTCTTTACCATCTTTTCCAGGAATACCACGCTCTCCTCTTGGGCCTTGAGGTCCTTGTGGTCCTGCGGGGCCTACCTCACCTTTTTCTCCCTGTATTCCTGGCACGGCTATATACTCAGTATTGTTAGCCTCTATGCTTTTGGTTGATTTTACTGCTTCAGAATATCTGGTTTTTGGAGCATCCATATTTTTTGATATGGCCATTGGTTATTTCTTTACTTTGAAAACAGTCCCATTAACTTTTATCAATGGTGGAAGTTTTGGATTGGTATCCTTAATTTTAATTATCATTTAAGACAAACCACCAATAGTACTTCTTGCAGTGCCTGGAGAAACATCTCCAAGTACACAAATTGTGCCTATTACTGGAGTCCAAGTAATTGTAGAATTGCCATCTGGTATTAATGCCTGTAGGTCAAATAGCAATTCTGCTACTACCGACCTGTACTTTATTCCCCAATTTTCAGTTATAAGTGCTGGAGCGCTTACAGTAATTACTGAACCATCAACTAAAACATCTAGTTCGTCAAGTACATCTGTTGTTGGATCATATGCGGTAGCAGAAAATTGCCATCCGTCTGTATCAAACTCTGTAACTTCATCATTTTCAAGAAAAGAAACAGTAAAAGAAGCATAATCTCCACGGACAACGGCCCACTGAATATTTGCTGGGGTTGCTCCAAATTTTTCCATTGTTGGTGTACACATATCATTGATTATACCATAAAATAAAGCTAGTACTCAGGCGCAGTGGGGTGGGTTAGAACCTGAGTACTAGCAGACTTAAATTATAACATTGTTTATATAAATATAGACAAAGTGGACATATAGTATAACAAAAAGTTATAAGGCCAGGGTATTTGGAATTGTTACAGAATTGTTATAAACTTTTTTTGAACTTCAAGTTGAATTACTCAAAACGGTAGTGTATACTTAAAATATATAAAGAAAAGAAGTATATCTAATATAGGTTTTTAAAAGATAGTTAATATATTATATATAAAGGAAAATAGGAAAATTAGATTACTTAGAATTTTTAGATATGTAATTTATAAGAATATCATACATATGGTCTAGCTTATCATTATAAACAGCTCTGGTTTTAGCAGATCTTTCTTGTTCAAGTTTAATAAACTTAATTTCATCACGCATAGAAGATCCACCGTTAGTCTTTGTTTCTGAACGAATATCATCTACTGCTTCTTTTATTGGGGTAACTTGAATTTTTATATACCAGCGAATTGAGCCTACTACAACTGTTCCAATTGAAAGTAAAGCAAGAATGAATTGTGCCCAGTCTGTGGTTGACATAATAAGATTATTATATCATTATTTAAGATTAAATTGTCTGTGCTATGTATGTTCCAGATATATGAAAATTATCTTGTACCGCTAAAGCAAATGGTGTATTGTGCGTAAATGCAGTATCTCTACCTTGGCTATCCGTAAAGTTTAATCGTAACTGATTGCTTGCAGCAAAAACATGTCCACCAACTGAATATTTTCTAGAGGTAGAAAAATCATCAATATTTCCTTCTCTCATTTGATAATCATATCTTGCTGGGAATGGAAGATTAACATAATACTGACCATCTCCAAATGAAGTTATATTATCAAAATCTACCTGTATTTGAAAATGTACTAGGTCTCCAATTCTAGAGTAAGAACCTGTAAAGAGTGGAGCACCATTAAATGTAGGTTGAGTTCCAGATACAACTCCACCAGCAACTACAAAGTCATTTACAGTTCCAGGAATGTTTCCATATGCATCAGTTCCTGGATGTGTAAAATGTGCCATTACGATCCAATCTCAATACCAGTTTGTAGTACTGCAACCTTTATGCTGTTTATTGATGCAATAGCATATAAAGAATCTTTTCCTGGGAGCTCAAAAGAGATAGCATGATTTGGCATAATTCTAAATCCATAATTTGTGGATGAAACCGAAGAAGATCCTATATAAATATATCCCTCCGCATTTACGTTTTGAAGAGTAATGTCAATTCCTGAGTGAGTTCCATCTGGAGTGATCTTTGTAGCAGTTGAGCTGCTTAGTGTGGTTAGAGCATGCTTTGTCATGTTAGTATTATATCATTATAAACTAAATTATCTTTTAAGTTCGGGCGGGGCACTTAAATCGTCGCCGAAATAGAGGTTATACAAACCATCCCTTAGACACATATGGATTGACACCATCCAAGCATGTCTGATACAATGGATTCTATTATGCGTGATAAACTCAAAAATATTATAATTGGTGGTTTGCTAGAAAAGCTGGCAATCCATCATTCGGTATATAGATTACCTTGTACAAGTGAGTATTTAGAAGAACTAGTCTCAGATACCCTAAATGAAAACGGTATGCCAAATGACTGGAAGCCTGATAGAAGCCATAGCGTCAGTATAGACATGACTTTAGAGTCAGGCGAGAGTATATCCGTCAAGTCAGGAAGATATGACCCAGACAAGGCTACATTGGTTATATCTGGATCTAGGCTAGGCAAACACGAGACATTAGAGAAGATGGTTGAGAGTGTTTCATCTACACATGCTGATTACTATGTGTGTTTAGCCAAAGCAGACCAGGATTGGTCTCATATACCGTCCAAAATTGAGACTAAGACGTATTATCTATTTGTATTTGAAGCATCCAAATTAGATTATGGTTTTGAGCATTGGTCAAGAAAAGAATCTAAGCATGGAAAAGGCTACAAATATGTAATGGAGATACCAGGTATGTCTGCTACTATACGTCCTACTATGTCTCATCAGTTATGGACTACAGTCTCTTGTGATATTATTGATATACCGTCCAAATTGGAGATATTGTGAGTGATGATGTAAAGCCTTGGGATCTTATTAATGGATCTCCTAGAAGTCCAGAAGAACTTGAAGAATACCGTTTGGAAATATGTAGATCGTGTGAATGGTTTCGTAAAAATACTGAAACTTGTAAAAAGTGTGGATGCTTTATGAAGTTAAAAACTAAATTAGAAAAAGCAAAATGTCCTATAGGAAAGTGGTGAAAAATGAATCAACAAGAAGTAATAGCATTTATGATCAATAGCGTTAATAACGATAATCGTGAACTATGTGAGCGTTCAGGAATGTCAAAAGAAGATGCAGAGTCTTCTATTCAAATGAGTCAGCCAAGCCTTGGCTTATTGATGTCAAACCTTTACGATAGAATGAAAGAAGAAGGTTTTATTGCTTAAGGGGTTTGTGAATATTCCCAAAATTTTTCTCTACCCATATTGTCAGTATTTGATATAGGTGAATGTTCACAATCTTTACAAACCGTTTCTGAAAATATTTTTACACTCAGGGAAGGTGGTTCTGTTTCAAATAGTGGATATGTATTGTTATCTACGTTATCTAGTATGGCCATGTATTTAGTATACCGCATTTTCTGAAAATCTGAATAATTTTGGTTTTGAGAAAATCTGAATATTTTCTATTTGTGTATGATACATGTATATGAAAAAATAAATAGAAAAAAATAGTGAGCACACCAT